TCGCCATAGGGTGGCGCGATCCATTCCGGTGCGAACCGGACGGTGCCATGCAGTTCCGGAATCCGCGCGCCCACCTGCGCCAGTTGCCCCGACAGGGCACCCCGGAAGGTCTCTCCCGGCCCCGGCAGGGCAGGCGGTGCACTCGGCGTCGATGGCGGAAACAGCGCATTGATCAGCAGGCCACCGCCAATGGAGATGGCAGCGGCAACCACGGAAGTAGCAACGGTTGCCGCAGTACCTGTCAAACCAGCTGCGGTCACGATGCCACCCGCCAGGTAAGGCGCGACTATGGCCAGCGCCAGCAGCGCCACCATGGCGATCGGGTTGCTGCCCTCGTCACCGGCGGCGGGTGCCGGCGTCACGAACAGCACGTCGCCGAACCCCAGCCGGACGTCGGTCCACTCGTTCACGCCGCTCACCGGGTGCCGGCGCAACAGTGCCTTCGGCCCCGTGCCGCCCGCCACCAGGTCGTGCAGCGGCTGCATCGGATCAGGCGACAGGAACAGGATCGGATGCGCCGGTGCCCGGTGCCCGGCCATCGCCAGCGCCATGACGGGCGAGATACCGGCGGGCATCTGCCGGATCTCCGCCCCCAGCAGCGGGCGCACGGGATCGCGGCAGATCGCCACCGTCACTCCGGCCATCGGCAGCCCGGCACTGTTCCGGACGGCGCTCATGCGGCACCACCTGGCCGACAGGCCTCCACCGATGACCACCCCTGGGCCAGCAGGCTCACCCGGTCCTGCAGCCGCACGCCCTCATGCCGCGCGGCATGCAGCAGCCGCCCCGGCCGGGCAATCTTCAGCCAGGTACCGACATGGCAGAACGCGCCGCGCCGCAGCACGATCACGTCCCCATGCGCCCATTTCTCCCCCTTCGGGCGGGCAGGCCAGACGGCGGCGATATCGACGTCCAGCAGCGCCTGGCGCAGCGCCTCGGCCGACGTCAGCCCGGCATAGTCGGCCATGGTGACAGGCAGGGTCCGGCCGAACAGCTGGCGCTGCACGTGCGCGGTCAGCGATCCGCAGTCCCAGGCGTCAGGCCCGGTGGCACCCCGCTCCCAGGGCCGCCCGATCAGATCACGGATGAAGGCCCCCTGATCCATGCTCAGCGCCCTCCCAGCAGCGGGTGGGTTTGCCGCGTGTAGACCAGCCCGGCGGCCTTCTCCCAGACATAGGTCCCGGCCACGGCCTTCACCGACCGGTCATCCGCATCGCTCGCCCGGATCTGCAGGCCTTCGACCACGGCGGCGGGTGCGCTGGTATCGGTGGACAGCCAGACCCGCACCGTCAGGTCCACCGGCGCATCCGTCGCCAGCGTGTCATCCAGCACGCGCTCCAGGATCGCGTTGGCGTTCATCGCCTCCAGCTGCACCTCCGGGCTGCGGTCCTCCTGCTGCGCCGGGAAGGACATGTCGAAGGCGGATTTCTGGAACGTGACGCTCTCGGCCGGATTGACAGGTGCGCTCGCCTCCAGGGTCAGGTCGTGATCGGCGCGGTCATGCACCACCCGCACGGGCTGGGTCAGGGACGGATGCCGGAACTCCAGTGTCGCCAGTTCCACCTGCCCGGCAGGCAGGCTGGCCTCATGCTCGCGCAGGGCCTGGCTCGCCCGTTCCGCGTCTGTCAGATATGCCGGGCTCATGGTGCAAGGGCCTCCGGCCAGGTCACATGCACCAGGTCGTTCAGGTCACCCAGCATCTGGACCGCACCCGCCTGGGTGTACAGCTCGACCAGTTGCAGCGCCGCCGTCTCCTGCGCCGTCAGGGTCGGCAGGTCCAGGATCTCGATTCGCATGCTCGCGGTCCAGGTATCGCCGTCCGGCTGCCGCGCCCGCCAGGGCTCCACGCCCATCCGCGCCTGTGTGTCGGTATATTCCCAACCCCGCCAGACCGGCATCCGGAACACCCGTGCACCCCGGTGCAGCGTATGCCGCCACCAGCCCTTCAGGATCTCGAACTGCGCCAGCGTCAGCTCCAGATCGACCTGATAGAAGGCCGGAACGACCGTGAACAGGTTCTCCCTGTCGGTCCAGCCGCCGTCCATCTCCATTGCCTGGAACTGGGGCATGGGGGCCAGCTCCAGCGGCTGCCGCAACGGGCGGAAGGGCACACCTGCGGGCCATTCGACGGTCAGGGTCATGACGCCACCCCGCGCGGTCGCCTGAGACCCACCGGCACTCCGGCGGCGCGCAGCCCGCTGCTCAACGGCCCCTGACCCCTGGCGACATTACCGGCGATACTTTTCTCGACGCGCTCGGTCACCATGCGCTCGAAGTCAATCCGCAACCCGCCTCCCGGCTGCTGGCTGGCGCTCGCCTGCGCCTCGCCGCCCATGTGGTTGTGAATCGTGATCTCCGGCATGGCGGCGACGGCACCGCCACCCGATTGCGCCAGCGCCATGGCGGAACGCAGCCCGGCGGCCATCGCCTGCAGCGACCGGGCCGTATTGTCCTGCCCCGCCTCGGTCAGCACCCGCTCGCCTTCCAGGGCGACGATCGGCACCTCGCCCGGCCCGAGGATGTTTCCGCCCTCATGGTAGCGGGCGGCATGGGTAAAGGCGCTCATGGGCATCGAACGGCGCGGCCCGCCATCGGACCCGACGACGCCGCCACCATGGAAGGACGCTGGCAGCAGATCGATGGAACCGGCTCCGGACCGCCCGCCTGATACGGATCCGGACGGAATGCCACCCGTGGTCACGGCTTCGCCCAGTGCTTCGAAGATTCCTGCGAACCCGCCACGGAACAGCGGTCCCAGCGTCTGGTCGAAGACGGCGCTCGCGGCCTCGCGTTTCAGGGCATCGAAGAAGCTGCCGATCGAGGCCTCGCCCTCGGTCAGCGACAGGAAGAATTCCTTGGCCGAATCATTTACCCCGTCGAACGCCTCTTCCGCCACGCTGGCCCAGTCGCCGCTGGCCTCCTCGGCGCGTTTCAGTGCCCGCTCGACCCCGGCAGACCAGTCCTTGCGCCGCTCCAGGTCCTCGTCATAGGCCCGCTTCAGCTGCTCGCCATGCACCCGCTCCACGTCGGCGGCGAACTGCCTGTAGCCGACGGCGGTCTCGTCCAGCCCGGCCAGTGCCTGGTCGCGCCAGCGGTCTGCCGCCGCCACCGCGCGTTCGTAGGACGGGTCCAGCGTGTCCAGTTGCGCCGTGATGTCGGCGACGGTCTGGGCATGGATCTGCGCTGCCCGCTCGGCGGCCCGGCTGGCCTCCTCCTGCGCACGGGTGCGCGCCTTCTCCGCCTCCTGCGCCGTGATCAGCTCCGCCACCAGCGCCTTCAGTTCCAGCTCTTCCTGCCGGGTGACCTCGATACCTGCCGCGCGCGCCTGGGTGGCCGCCCGGCGCGCCACGGCGGTGGCCTCGATCTCGATCCGGACCAGTTGCTCGAACCCGGCCGAGACCTGACGTGCCCGGTTCAGCCGCTGGATGTCGGCGATCTCCTGCGCCGTCGCGGCACTGGCCTCGGCCATCGCATTGCGCTTCGGCTTCTTGCCGGTATTGGGCGCCCCCAATGGCGGGGCCTGACCCGGAATGTCGCGCGACGTGCCTTCACCCGCCCGGAACAGCGCCTGCTGGGTCTGGGCGATCTGGGTCGCCAGCTCCGCATAGGCGACCCGCATCGCCTCGATCTCTTCCAGCGCCATTCGGGCTTCGGTGCCGCCGCGCAGGTTGATCCCCGGCCCGACCTGAGACCCCTTCGCGATGGCTTCGGAGGATCCATCCCCGAACTGCTTTTCGAACGCCGTTTCAGCAGCCTTCAACTGCCGCTCGATCGTCTCCTGTTCGCTCTTCAGCAGGGCAACATCCGCCGCCAGGGCCTGGGCCTGACCCTTGGCGGCCAGCGCATTGTTGCGGATCCGCTGATCGGCCACCGATCGCAGGCGTGTGACCTGCGTGACCAGCAGGTCGTTGGTCCGGCCGATCTCGCTCTGCAGGCTGACATAGCCCGCCGCCAGCGCACCGATCGCCGTGATCGCCAGCCCCACCGGATTGAGCCGCATCGATGCGTTGAAGGCGCGGGTGGCGATGGTCAGGGCGATGGTGGCAGCACGCGCGGCGACATACCCGGCGGCCAGCGCCGCGATCACGTCCAGGTTCGCGGCGGCAGCTGCGGTCACATCGGCCACGGCAGCGGCGACACCCGAGACCGCATTGACGACCGCCGGATCCGCGACCGCATCCGTCAGTGACAGGACAGCCTCCGTCACCCCGTCCAGGAACCCGCCGCGCGCCACCGCTGTCTGGAACTGGAACAGTGCCGTCTCGTAGCGGCCAAAGGCGGCGCGTGCGCCGTTCGTGGCATCCTCGCCCGCCGTGAAACTCCGGCGCAGTTCGGCGGCAAAGCGTGGCAGGAACTCGTCGGCCAGCACCTCGCCCTGCTCGAGCATCCTGTTCAGCTCGGAGGTGGTGACACCCATGGCGCGGGCGGCGATCTGGAATGCGCCAGGCAGGGCCTCACCCAGCTGCTGGCGCAGCTCTTCCGCCTGCACCGTGCCCTTGGACACGATCTGCTGCAGGGCCAGCAGCGACCGCGCCTGGTCGGATGCCGGACGCCCCAGTGCCACCATGGTCTCGGCCACGGCCGACCAGACCTCCCGCACACCCTTGCCTTCCAGCGACGTACCGCGCGCGGCGGCGGCGAACGCCGTGAACTCCGGTGCCACATCACGAAGGGAGATCCCCAGCCGGTCCGCCTCGGCAGCAACGAACCGGTACTCGGCCTGCGCCGTTTCGGCGGACCCTGTCGCGGCCTTCAGCCCGAGGTCGATCGCATCGGCGGCCAGCGCCGCATCCTTCAGCGACTGGGCGAACCTGAGACCCGCAAAGCCCACCAGCACCGCCTTCATCTGCGCCATGGCTGATCCGGCGGCACCGGCGGATGCGCTCATCTCCGAATGCGCCTGCACCGCCAGCGCGGCACGTGTGGCATAGCCCCGGTAATCGATCCCGCGCAGCGCGGCCCCGAACTGGCCCAGCTGGCCGGAGGCGCGCCCGGTGCTCTGCCCGAATCCGGCCGCACTGGCCGCGATCGACCCGAAATCCAGATGACGGCGCACCTGACCACCGGCGCGTGAGGCATCCTCGCCCAGGCGGACCATGGCATTGCCCGCACCACGGGCGGTCAGGCGCAGCTGCTCCTGGGCGGCAGAGGCACCACGCACCTGCTCCCGGTGCTGCCCCAGGGCGGGTCCGGATGCGGCTCCCTGCAGACGCCCCATGGCGGCGGCACTCGCGGCAGAACTGGCGGCTAGGCTCTGGGCCGCCGCTGCGGCGGCACTGGATGAGGTCGCGGCCTGTGTCGAGGCCGCGCTGGCCGTGTTGGCCTGCTGCGACAGCTGCTGCAGCGCGCGCGCCGCCTGCTGGGTCGCCGGGGCAACCTGGCTGGCATCGGCATCGATCGTCAGGCCGACAGTGTACGTCGTCATCCGTCAGCCTCCCTTGCTCGCGAAGGCACCCAGCGCGCCCTGCTCGATCTCGCGAATGTCGTCGAACAGCTCAGGCGTCATTTCGGTACCGCTCATCCGGGCGGTCGCCTCCAGCGCCGGGTAATCCAGCGCCACCGGACGGCTGACCGTCACCATGCCCAGCCCGGCCGGAACCGGTTGCGCCGCCATGCGCCACTGGCCGCACACCAGACCCCAGAGGTTCAGCGCCTCTACGCAGGACGGCAGCAGCTCCAGGCCCGTGTCGGGTGGCGGCCCGAGCGTGGCAAGGAACCGTTCCTGCTCCTCCGGAGAGACACCCCAACTGGCCAGTTGTTTCCCGGCTGGTGACCCTTCCGGATCCGGCGCGTTCCCCTTGATCCACCATCGCCCGAGCGCCCTCAGTTTTTTCTCCGGTACTCCTGACCGGTCATGGCTTCGGCGAACGCACGGGCCGTTGCGCGGCGGATCGCCAGGTCCTCCATCAGCATCTCGCGCGCGTCCTCGCTGTAGGGCAGCGGATTGCCATGCTCGTCGTTGATGTCGCTCCATCCGACCCAGGCGGTCTGCAGCACCACCGCATCGTCCTGGGCGTCCATCAGTTCCTTGAAGCTGCTGCTCGGTACCGCCTTGAAGGTCGCGGTGAAGACGTGCGTGTCGAACTTCCCGTCGGCGCGCGGGCGTTGTACCGGCACCGGCCAGTCGAAGGTTTCCTGTTTGCGGATCGTCAGCATGGACGTCTGTCTCCCTTGTCAGTTGGGGCGCGTGGAAGTGGCTCAGGTGATGGCGATCGAGATCTCGTCGTCACCGCTGTCGGGCGTGATCACCAGGTCGATCGGCAGCGACAGCACGCCATTGCGGTTGGCCAGCTGTCCCGGCTTCATCTGCACCTTCGGCGCGGTGATGGTGATGACCTGTCCGGCGGACGCGCCGACGCCATGGGTCAGCACCAGGGCCTGGCGGGTATAGGCCAGCGCCTCCTCGATCAGGTTCTTCGTCGCGATGGTCGGCAGATCGACCGTCATGCGTCCGGACATGGCCCGGCTGTTCACCCGCACCTCCCGGCACCCGGCGATATCGTCGAACACCGGCGACCGGCCAAGATCGATCTGGAAGTCACTGACACACAGCGCCGTCCCGGCCAGGGTCACCGTCGTGTTGACACCACTGACCTCCTTGCCCCGGACCACGGTCGGCAGGGTGCCGGACGGCTGGGTCACAGCCGCGACCGCCTGCCGGATCCCCAGCATCGCGAAATTCAGCTTCGGCACCTCGCCGCCGCGGCCTTCCAGCACCGCATTGCCGCGCACCCCGAAATGCTCCTGGTCGACGCCATCGATGTTCACCTGGGCGGCGCAGCTGGAATAGGACGCGGACACGGGTGCATAGGTGACGGAGGTATCGGCGACGATGGTCTCGTCGAAGCCGCAGGCCAGCAGCAGGGCCGCCCACTGCGGCGCGACACCGGCGGCGGAGGCCCCGGCCAGTTCCACCGGCAGCGCCAGCACACCGTGCGGGGATCCCAGCACCTCTTCCTTGGCACCGGCCAGGCCATCGGCATATTCCCGGCTGCGCCAGTTTCCGGCCAGCGGCGTCAGCTGCGGCGCACCCGAAAGCACGACCAGATCCTCGAAGGCAACGGTGGGGTCGGTGCCATAGGTGCTCTCGGCCTTCACCAGCGCCAGATGCTGCGCGAAATCATAGGTCGACATGGTCAGTCATCCTTCCCTGTTGATGTGCCGGCCTTCGCCGGGGCCGCGACCGGCGCGGCTGCCGGAACCGTGTCCGGTGACCCGGAAACCGGTGCCTCCATACCCGGTGCCCCGATACCCGGTTCCCCTGCAGGCTTCGTCCGCTGGACCAGCTTCGGCTTGCCCGACTTCGGATCGACGATGTAGCGACCGCCTTCTCGTTTCACGGCTGTCTCCTCAGGTTGCCGGGGCCGTCCAGGCCCCGTGGAATTCGAACCGGTCTTCCCAGACGATCAGCCCGGCATTGACCGCGCGCAGATCGCCACTGACCGGCAGGGCCGGACCGTCGGCGTCCGGATGAACGAAGGTGGCCAGCGCCAGCTTCAGCGGCGCGCTGACCGCGTCCACCGCGTCCACTGCCGCCTTGCCCTTGCGGTCGGAGACGTCCTTGACCAGGCTGATGACAGAGAACTGGCTGGCGACGCGCTGCTGGATGTGGGTGGCCGACCGCCCGCCGGTCCGGCGCTCGGAATAGGGCAGCACGAAGGCGGCTGGGGGCCGGGCGTGGCTGTCCAGCGCCGCCGCCAGGTCCGCCGCCCCACCGATGTCGATGTAGGACAGCGCCGGGCTGTAGCCCTGCAGGAAGCTGATGATGGGCAGGATCTTCACAGCGTTGCTCCGCTGCCGCGCGTGATCTTCTCCAGCCAGGCAACGGTCAGTTCGCCGATTCCGGCCGCGCCCTCTTCGGAGAGGCCGATGTACGGCCGCGCCGGGATCGTGACCTCCTTGGTCGTCACGAAGGCCCCGTTCGGCAGCCGGAACTTCAGCGCCTTCGCCGATGTCGGGCGGATCGTGGCTCCGGCCTGGTGCACGGCGGCATAGATCAGGTTGGTGCCGATCGCGGCGCTGCGCGGCCCGGCCTGGTGCGAGATCGAAGTGCGAAGGAATTCCCTGTCGGTCAGGGTCTGGCCACCGGTCTCGATGGCCCGCCGTGACGGCTTCCAGGGCGTGCCGTCCGGTGCAGTCTCGGTCTCGAAACGCCGGTCGGTGTCGGAAACCAGACGGCGGCCGATATCGTCCATCAGATCCGTCATGTCGCCGCTGGCCCGTGCCAGGGCGGCCAGTCCGGACTGTGCGGCGGCATCCTCGATATGAAAGCGAAGCTGAACCATGGCCGCTCAGAGCCCTGTCAGGCTGTTGCGGGTGAAGACGCGGTCCGGACCACTGAACTGCGGTGTGTCACTGTTCGAGACCTGGCTGTCTGCGGGGGTCTGGTCGCCCAGCGACATCCGTCCGGCGGCCACGTCCTTCAGCCGCGCGATGACGGCCTGGTAGCGGTCCTTGACGTGATCGGGGATCCGGTCGGTGTAGAGCTGCCAGCGGGCAATATCGGCCGCCCAGTCGGTCAGCACGTCCGGCACCGTCGCCAGCGGCAGGCTGTAGACCCTGGCCAGGTAACCGTTGATCTCCGCGTCGGCGCGCCCGATCGCCGGGTCCAGCACCGCATCGACGATGGCCTCGGCGGTCCCGTCACGATCGGTCAGCGCCTCGATCTCGGCCTGGCCGAACCGGTCGATCATCTGCTGTTTCGTGACATAGGACATGGATCAACCTTCAGAGGTGCCCGCCCCACTCCCTCGTCCGGAGTGAGGCGGGTCTTGCGCTGCGACCGGTGGGCTTTCGCCCCTACGTTCTTGACGTCCCCCGACGGGTGCTGACTGCCTCGCGGGCAGGACCAGACCGGCCTCTCGGGTATTGGTTGCGGGAGCAGGATTCGAACCTGCGACCTGGTGGTTATGAGCCACCCGCGCTGACCGCTGCGCCACCCCGCGTCAGATCTTCAGCCGACGTTCAGTCCGTCGGCATGAAATCCAGATAGACCTCGCGACCGACGGTGAAGAAGTCCGCTGCAGCCGGATTGACGATCCCCATCTCCAGCTTTCCCCAGGGCGTGTAGTGGAAGAACGATTCGTTCTCCGCGCTGCCACCCGTCACCGGCTCCAGCTCGACCTTGCCGTCTTCGTTCGCCCGGACCACGAACTTGGCCCGCACCATCCGCGCCGCGCCGTCCCGGATCGGTGCCCAATAGGCGGTAAGCATGGGCTCTTCCATGATCGCCTGGACATCCGACGGATGCAGATCGCCCTCTGGCACGGCGGTTTCCTGCCTGCTCCAGGCGCGGCCCGCGCGCCGGAAGCCCTCTGCCGCAGACGAGACCATCAGCACCCGGCTGACCGAGACTGTGGCCTCCGGCTGCGCCTCGGCCTCGGGTTTTACCTCGGGCTTCGGTTCCGCCTTCGCGGCCTCCGGTTTCGCGGCAGCCTGCGGTTTCGCCTCAGGCTTCGGATCGGCCTTCGGCTTCGCCGGGGCCTTCTTCGCCGGGGCATTGGCTGTCGCCTTCGCCGGGGGCGTCGCCGCTGCCCTGGGGGGCGTCGCGGCATCCGTCCCGGTCCTCGACTCGTCCGCACCTGACGGGGCGGCGGTCGTGCTCTTCTCGGGTGTATCCAAGGTCAGATCCTCCCTCAGGCCAGCCACGGCACGACGAGCAGTTCTGCCGTACCCTTGTAGATGTTGGTGGCACCGGCGGCGTTGCGCTCGGCATTGAGCAGCTCCAGGCCCTGGCTCTCCAGCGAGGGCGGCACCACCAGCAGGTTCGGCATCAGGCCGAGGGGGCGACCGTGATCGCCCTTCATGCCCATCAGCGACTCGCGCGCCAGCTTGTAGGTGGTGGCGCTGAGCGTCTGCTTGCTGCCCCAGGCGAATTGCCAGAAGCCGAAGCCGACATTGCTGCGCCGCTTGATGCCATAGACATACTTGTCGGTATTGAAGACCACCTCGTCGGTGTCCCGGTCGATCCGCACGAACGGGCCTTCCTCGCGCACCTGATAGATGATCGGCTTCAGCGCACGGTTGGTATCGATCAGGAACCAGGGCGTGCCCGAACCGCCATCGGTGTTGGCCACGACACCTTCAGAACCGTCAGCCAGGATCACCGGATGATCCGAGTCAAAGAAATACTGCCCGTCGTAGCAGGCCGTGCTGAACCCGGCGGTAAGCAGGTTCCAGACCAGCTGGTCCGGATGCGCCGCCGTTGACCGCCCCATCTCGGTGAACAGCGGTGCATAGACACCGTGCATGTCATCCTTGATGTCGTCGACCTCGACACCGATGGTCAGCTCGAACTTCCTGTTCGTGATCGAGTATCCGTGCTGCTTGATCGAGTTGACCACGCGGTCACCCAGCCATTCGCGCAGGTTCGGCATCTGGCCGAGCCAGCCGTACTCGTCGGTGCGGGTCCCGGAATTGACGCGGGTCGCGACCCGGTCCCACTGCGCCTTGTGCTGGCTCAGGCCCTGCTGGAAGTTCGCCTTGAACCCCGTGAACAGGGTCTGAAGGCTTGTCTGATTGATAATCATTGTGCTGCCGCTCCTCAGAAGGTGATTTCGATGACGGCGCGACCGGCCACTGCGGCATCGTTGGTGCCGCCGATGGTCAGGCCGATATCGTCACCGGCGGACACGGCGTTCGCCGCAGACGGCGTCACCGTGTCGGTGTCCCCGGCGGCGCTGCCGGACTGGGTGATGGTCACCGCGCCGTCGGTCACCGGCGTGCCGCCGATATCCGCCGTGACGGTCGCATCGCCCGTGGTCAGCGCCCCGTCGATGACCGTGCGGATTCCGGTGATGTCACCCGCGACCGGCGAGACCAGGTGATAGGCATCGGTGCCGGACAGGTCCGCCAGCTCCGCCACCAGGTAGATCTTGTTGGCACCGATGTTGCCCCGCGCCGTCGCGGCCGTGGCCACGTCGGAGAGGTTGTTGGCGGCCAGCAGTGCCCCGGCCGGAGCCGCCAGCTGCTGGTTCAGCATCAGTACCCAGACACCCTGGGCATCGACGTCGAAGATCACCCCGGCAGGCGAACGGGAGGCCGAGTCGGACGTCTTCGCCACCGTCTGGTCATCAACGATGAAGCAGGTGTCGCCGATCTCCGCCGCGGTGATCTCGTCACCGCCGGACGAGTTGGCCCAGCGGAAACAGCCGGTGCGGACAGCGACGCTGATGGCCCCGTTCGCGCCGTTGGTATTGTCGGCAACCGCCTCGAAGCGACCGACAGCGATCAGGCCGGTGCCGGTGACGCCGGGCTTGACGTAGGCCCCGTCCAGCACGGCCAGCCCCCCGGCATGGCAGTTGACGGCCGCCTTGACGGGCAGGGTCAGGAACAGCGGCTCGCGCCAGGGTGTGTTGCGGTCTGTGGTAAGTGCGGTCACGTCAGTCCTCCTTCGCCTGCTTGTACTGCTCGACCGTCAGGCCCATGGCCTTGCAGGTCTGCAGCTCCAGGTCGGTCAGGCCCTCGGCTCCCTTGGGCAGGTCGCCGGTGGTGACACCGCTGCGGCCGCCGCTCAGGATCACCGGCGTCTTCGCCAGGTAGTCCCGGAACCCGTCCATGTTCTGGCGGGCATAGTTCAGCGCCCAGTCCTTCTGGGACGGGATGACCTTGCCGCCTTCGATGGCCTCATCGACCGCTTTGGCGGCAGCGCCGTCGGTGTTCGCCTGCTTCAGGCTGGCGACCTCGACCTTCAGTTCCTCGACGATCCCGATCGGGACGTACTTCGCCGGGTCGGGATCTGCGCCGGTGGTCTTCAGCTTCGCGGCGATGCCGGTGGCTGCCTCCAGGGTCAGTTCTTCCTGACCGACGGCTGCGGCGACCTTCGCGGCGGCGGTGACCAGACCGGCATGCGCCGCGCTGATCTTCTGGGCGGCGGTGACGATGGCCGCCCCGTCCGCCTTGTCGTCCAGGCCAAGTTCCTTGCGGAGCTTCGCCAGTTCCTCTTCCGTCATTGCATTCTCCTGGGCTGACAGAGGTGATGTCGCGCCAGTGACCGGATCGACGGCACTGGCGACTTTCGGCAGTTCGGGGATGGCAGGGAAATTGACCAGGGCAGCGCCCAGGAACCGGCGAACGCGGCCAGCCTTGTCGCTGAAGAAGGTCGGGCTGATGAAGCGATAGGCGCGGCTGGTGACCAGCTGGCGACCTTCCTCCGTCCATTCCACGTCGGCGGTGACGGCACCGCTTGCGGCATCCACCTTCATGGCAGAGATCCAGCCGACGGCGCGGCTGGTCCGGCCAGCCCCCGGCACATGCACGCCGTGATCGATATCGACAGGCAGGACGTTTCCGGCGACGGCCTTCAGGGAGGCCACGATGACGCTCTCGGCCGCATCCAGTTTCCAGGGACCACGCCCGTCCTGCGTCCGGACTTCGCCCCGGCCAGGCCAGATCGTGATCGACGTCGGCGCATCCGGTGCGCCGGTCGCACCGGCACCCTGGGCAGCAGCGATCTCGATGTTCAGC